TGTCAAGCGTTTCCTAAACATTTATCTGTTGTTTCTAGAATTAAAGGCATGTACTCAACTGCCAGATAAACTATAGCAAAGAATCCTATTATTTTAAGTATCATTATTCTACTTCTGGTTTTATTAAATCACAATTGTATGATAGAGTTCGTCTTGCCTCATCTGTGCCGTTAAATGGATAAACGCCATGTAGCATAGTGTAAGGAAATACTATGAAGTCGCCTGGTTCTAAATCTTTTCTCCAGTTTGACACACCAAGTGGGTCTTGATTGCCGCCAGTTAATTCTAACCATCCGTTTGAAGGATCCTCTGGTCTTGATACTTCTTTACCATAAGTATCAGGTCGTTTTAACATCAATACAGAAGATAAACCTAAGTCGGTTTTTGGACTTGTATGAGTATGAAAAGGGTTGTATTCGCCAGCCTTCATTTCATTTATCCATACATGTTGTAAACTAACATCCCACCAAGGTTTTGAAACTGATTTCATATATTGTTTAAAACAACCAGTAAAAAGACTTTTCATATCATCAGTTATTAAACCATTAACTAGGTTTTCTTCTTCAATTTTACCAACGAGATTTTTATTCCATGGTTGTAAGTCTTTTACTCTATCGTCATACGCTTTATTAATAGCATCTATTACATTCAAAGGTATTTTAAAATGTATAATCATACTACCTAACATGTAGGGTTTCATTGCTACTTGCGATTCTTTCATTTCTTTATCCTTTTCTAATTAAATCACAATTGTAAGACATTGTTCGCCTTACTTCATCTGTACTATTGAACGGATATACACTATGTAATAGAGTGTATGGAAATACATATAACTCACCTACTTGTGCATCTACTCGTGTTTGTGAAATAGAGAGTGGCGATTGGTCTCCGCCAGAGAATTCTAACCATCCGTTTGCAGGTTTTTCTTCTCTTGATGCTTCAACGCCATACCAATCAGGTCGTTTTAACATCAATACAGAAGATAAACCCAAGTCAGCGTTTAGACTTGTGTGAAAATGTGTAGGGTTATATTCGCCCGATTTCATTTCATTTATCCAACAAGGACCTGGAACACAATCCCACTTTGTCATACTACGCATTTCTATATATTTGTCAAAACAAGTTTGAAAAGTTTGTTTCATTTCTTCGCTTAATATACTATTAACTTTTTTTTCATCTGCAATTTTACCAGCAAGTTGGTCATTGTGTGATGGCATATCCTCTCTGTGTTTATCGTATGCTTTATTCATATCATCTATCAAGTCTACAGGCAGTTCAAATTTCATTAGCATTGTGCCTAAATGAAATAAACTCATTTTTATATCCATTCTTCTTCCTTTAACTTAGAATTTACTTCAATTACTTTTTGTAATATTTCACTATCTGTATAGTGTAGAAATGCTAATGTGTCTTTCGGAAAAGATTCTCCGTCGAAACCAAGACTACCTTCATCATTTGGGGCAGCCATATGTGAGGGTCCAATGTTCTCGAATTCAGCAAGAATATTAACCACTCTCTGATGTTTTCCCAATCTCTTAGGTTGTATTAGATTTTCGTCAGTTGTTTTCATCATCAATTCATGAAAGAAGGCAACTTTAGTTGCTAACCAAGAATTATGAACATACTTGACCATACTTGCCGTATGTCTATCAGTTTCAATAAATTTTACATTCATACTTGAGAATATGTTTTTCCACATTGTGGTGCTATCTGGTATGCCACCGATAATGAAGTGTTTTTGATTATCGAAATCTTCTTCTGCTGTTTTAGCTCTCAAGAATGTTGGATTGTATGATACACTATCTGCATATGATTCTACGATATCTGGTAGAACTGTGCTTTGAAGAAGAACTGGTATGTCGCCTAGTTCTTCAAGTACTTCTCGCACTATACTATCATCACATAGACCGTCAACTGTAGGTGTTGGTACTGCTACTACAGCACCTAAGTCATTCATATGAATATAATCACTAATCTTATTGTCGTTGTATTTTGGGTCAATACGAACAACTGCATAACCAAATTCTTCTAGTGCCTTTGCTGTTGTTTCACCTACATACCCACAACCCACGACTAGCATTGTTATTCGTTTTCGCATTTCCATTAGTTCATATGAACTCTCACTCTTAACTGATGTTTTCTTTTTAAACAATCCTTTAAACATTTTAAATCTCCTTCAATTTATTTTTTAGTGTCATTTTATATTTCGTGTTGTTAAATTTCATGAACGGTCTGTATCTTATCACTCTGTCGTGCATCTTCGGCCACAATACTGTTTCTGATATATCTTTGTCTAGTCGTTTTGCAAATGAAAGTATATCTTCTAGTATCAAAAATGTTTCAAGACTTATCTTTTTAGATAAAACCATCTTTAATATCGGTGGGTGTTGCCCGTCTTTAGATGAAAATATATCGTCAAAGTGCATCTTGTTTGCCGTCATTCTTTCTAATATATAGTCAATGTCTTGCTCATAATAATAATGTAATGACTCTAATCTCTTAGACCATTCTTTATAAGCTTCGTCGCCAGAGTGACCGATGATGTCACCAACCCATAGATTAGTATTAGTAACAAAGTTGCTAACAAAGTAATCAACAATAGTGATATCGTTATAAGATTTAGAAAGCTTATGAAAGAAATACCTATCCCTTCTTTTAGTAAATGTTTCCAATCGTGCAGTTGTTCGTCCGCCGTGCTTATGAAAGTCATAGCTTTGGTTTTTACTTGTGAAATGGAGTTTGATTGCCAGATAGACTTTATATACTTCGAATCCATTCATTATCCTTGTGTTATCTCGTTTAGTTTGTTTAAAAATAAATCTACACCTTTTGATGCATTTGATTTCCATTCGTCAGGATCCCCAGCGTCTGAAATGTATTTGAAACAACGAAATGGTATCTCATATTCTTTGCATACTGTTGCAAGTGCATATGCTTCCATATCAACTATATCATAATCAGTTTGTTTTGATTCGCCGTGCAGATAAAAACTATCGCCTGTACCACAGGTAATGCCATCTAAAGTTGTAGTCAGAAATGATATGTTTCTGTTGCCCCATGGAGTTTCATAGTTCTGAAATCCTAGTGGTGTTACATCCATATCTCTCTGTATAAAGTTAGTAACTTCATAGAGTTTACCGACATCAACATTAGGGCATACTTTTGCTGCTGTGCCATAATTAATGACTGAATAGTTCCACTCTTTCAAATGAACTGCGTGTTTCATAATCGCCTTTGTGGCATTAATCTTACCAACGCCAGTATATAAGATTTGACTCTCAAATTGTTCTTCTGGGAAACCAATCAGTTCTGCTGGTATAGCAGACAGTATTGCAAATCTTTGATTTATCATATAGGAAGTTGTGGTACTTTATCTATATTCAATAGATTAAGATTTTGTGCCTCATAGGTCACTTTCTCTTTTAATGCTTTGTTTACTAGCTTTTTAGAATCACTTGGGTCGATTCCGTTCTTCTCACAATACCAAAGAATGGCATCTATGTAAGTCATCTTTTTAGTCTTAACTGTTTCTTCAATAAGAAGTGCAAACTTATTAGGTGTGATTATCATTTTCATAGGTCTATTATACTATACTTTGAATTGTTTGTCAAGCTCATGTTGTGTAATATATTCTAAATTATTACAGTCATGCCACTCTGGTATTATAACATCTATTGGACTTGTTCCGATAGCATTTGGGGTTACTTTGTAAAACTTTGTGTCTTTAAATGTGTCGAATGTGTTCTTATGTTGTTTAATCCAGTGATTTAAATCATCTTTATCTGACTTATCAGGTTTTTCAAATGGGGCATCTACGCCTGCATAAAAACGAGTGCCGGCATATACATTGTTCACTTTATCGTCTGGTGAATACAAATCATGGCCGATAATATAAACTTCTTTTGCGCCGAGTTCACACGCTAAATAGATTGCTCTTGTGCCTGTTGCATAGGCAAACTCATCTATACCAGCTTCTATGTCTACCGCTTTATCAGGCGTAAGAACACCTGTTACATATGTTATACCTTTTCGTTGACCATCATCATACTCATTACCATGATAAACTGCCTCATGGGTGAAATCTAAATCTGCTGGTGATAGTGATAGAGGACCTGTATTTGAATTTAATAAATCATCAACGACCATCATTGGTATTGGCGTCCAGTGTCCTAAGTAAGCAGTATGTTTAAATGCATATCCTGAACGATAGATTTCGTGAGCGATAGGTGTATCTATTGCAACTAAAATATCAGGAGTAAAATCTCTGTATGCTGCATTACAAGCAACTACTTTGCCGTATTCTTTATATTTGTTGAGGTCTAAACCTTTTCTTGATGTGCCATTACCGAAACAGAAGTATCTCATGTGTTCACCTTTTGATTAATGTAAGTGCCAGTTTGGGTTAGAAGGTACTGGCAACCCCCTTAGCAACTTAAGCTGCTAAAGCGTACTGGTTAGAGTTTGCTTTTATTTTTAGTTTAAAGTCTT